TATCTAACCAATTAACTGTGTTTGCTGAATGGTCTAAAGTTGCAAGTGATATATCTCCAGCACCATCATAATATTTAAGAGTAGGAGTAGATGCTGATGTTGTGTCTAGCCAAATCGTACCAGCGACAGCAGAACTTGGTCTTGAAGTTCCTGAATTAGATGAATTAATAGCATCAAGAACACCATTCAAATTTGTTCTAAATGCTGGAAATGAACTGTTTTCAATATCGTAATCGTGTTGTGCCATAATTGTTTTATACTCCTTTTAAAATCCTTTTGCAATAAAATCAAATGTTCTTGATACATTTGTTCCACTTGAATTTTTAAATAAAACATCAAATCCATTAACTGTTTTATTAGATACTGTAAAGAAATCTCCAGTTGCCATATCTTCGCCTGTAATTCCAACTGCATAATTAACACTTTTATATGGATTTGTAAATGTAACAGTTTTAGTTCCAGCACCAGATTCTATATCATTATCACTAAATATTCTATCAGGCATATCAATCGTTACTGTTACTGCTGATACAACAGGAGTAGAAGCACCATCTGTTGAAGTTAAAACAACTCTAAATTTAAAAAATCTAGATGTGTAATTCCCAATTACAAAATTTTGAAAAGATGTGTATGTAGAATTATCATCACTTGTAGCAATTTCTAAATGAGCATCACAGTTAGCTGGTGTATCTCCATCAAAGTTAGAAGAAGCCGAATCAAATAATCCTGATCTATTATCAAACAAGTCATCTGGATTGTCTGACGATTGAGTTAAAGTAGCTGTAATTCTAGCTGTATGTTTTGCACCTATATCAATAACATTTGCAAATAAATAATTACCACTTGTAAAGAAATCAGCATTAGCAACACCAGAATCAAAAAATCTAGTTGTTTCATCATCAAAATTTCCACTAGCCGCATCAAACAATTCTGATGAATCTAATTCAATAGCATCATCTGTAATAACTGTATTAGTTAAAGTTCCAGCAAATGTAGGGTGTTCAGATTGCGTTGCTACTGCATTGTGATTAATAACATCTGTTACATTAGAAATAATAGCTGTTGCATTAGAACTTGCATTACCTAATTTATCAAAGGCTTTTATAAGATAAGTTCCAGCCCTAGCTGGTACAGATATTGAAGTTGCTGGTCTTGATACTTTAGAAACTAAATTAACGGAGTTTTGCCAATCAGCAGTTCCATCAGTATCTGTTGCATATCTAATTTGATAAAATGCTAAATCTAAATCAGGTATTTGTGTCCAACTTAAATGTGCTTCTTGTCCTACAATATTACAAGAAAAATCTGTAACATCACTTGGTGGCTCAATAGCACCAATAATAGTTCTAGTTGCTGTTACATAAGTTGATGATACTCCTAAACTATTTACAGCTTTAACTCTTACATTATAAATCTTTTGGTCAATTACATTTAAGACTCTGTGATTTAATCCTGAACCTTGTGCATAAATAATATAATCTGAATCTGTGCTTAACTTGTATTCTACTTGGTAATAATCAACAAAGTTATCAGGAGAAGCACCTATCGCTATATCTAAAGCTACAATTACAGTTCCATCATTATATTCAACTAAAGTATCATCTAGTGTTACACTTGCTGGTGGTTGAACAACATTTGGATTAGGTAAGTTAGTTGATGGAATACTAGCTTGTTGAGTTTTACTAGCCCAAGTATAATGTGAATTTTGGTGTTCAGTTAAATTTAAACCTACTGTAAAATCTTCATTAAAAGATATTGAAATAACTCTAAATGCTTTTGCAGAATAACCTAATGAACTATGTGTAATATTAACAATATCTCCTATTGCTAAATCATAAGCATTACCACCAGCATTTATACTTAATTGTATTGCTTCTCTTGATCTTCTTAAAATAATCTCTGCCATTTCTTCGGCTTGATAAGGACTTGTTATTACTTGTCCAAAATCAAATCTACCCTCTAACAAAAATCCACCATCTACTGACTTCATAGTTGCATGACGATCTGCAACATCTAATCCTGAATCATCTATTGGTGGGAACTGTACTTCATCAACTTGCCAATTTTTATCAGGAGAAACATAAGAACAAATTACTCTATTATATTTATCATTTTTTTTTGGACTTGAAACAGAGAATCCACCAAATATATCATCTTCTGTTAATGTGATACTTGCACTTCCTGTTGTTTCAATAACTAATCTGTACTTACCAGAAGTATAAGGCAAATAACCTCTACAACCTTTTAAAAGAGTTCTAGTGTTATCAATAATTTTTTTAGATGTGTCTAGTACAGCATTTGCGTCAAATATATTTATATCACTAGCACCTGAATAAGGTGTTACTTGTGTTACGCAAACTTGTGAAGCATCATAAAAACTTTGTAAATCAATATCTGCAATAGCTAAACCTTTTCCATATCTAGCATTTGTTAAGTAGTCTAATAAAACCCATGATGGATTAGTTGAGTAAGCCGCAGTTTGTGCTTCTAAACTAGAATTATAAGCTACAACTTTTTTACCCTCTATTAATGTTTGTATTTTAGGAATAGAACCAAATACATCTTGATTCCATTTAAAACGAATTGCAAGGTAAGCTAAACCAGATAATTTATGATTACTTCCCCAATTAGATAATGTTGATAATAAACTAGATGCTGATTGACCATCTGTTCCATAATGAGGTTCTACTCTAATTAAACTTTCTCCACCTTTATAAAAAACACTATCGCTACTAGCTACTTCAACAGCAGTATTATCAGAAAAAGAAGATGCAAAGGTAACATCTTTATCATCTATTCTAATTCCTTTTATATCGTTAATTTCTCCCTCTGCTAATATTATGGCAACATATAAATATTGATTATCTGTTCCAGAAGTTTCTACAAAGATTCTAGTTCCACCAACTAATCTTTCTCCATAAATTACAGGAATATTTGCGTCATTAGATTGTTTATTAAGTAGTACACCTTTTTCAAAATCATCTGCTTCATTTATACCAAAATCAGGAATATCAACTTCAGGTATAAGCCAAGATAATGCTTTACTAAATACCTTTACTATTGGGTCTAAAATTTTCTCTACAATACTTCCCATTTAATTATGAAACTCCCTTTTAAATTTTTTAGATACTCTGTATATATTATTATTATTATCTAGTCTTAACCAATTAATACATTCATTAGTTTTAAGATAATCTTTAAAATAATTATAAACCCAAGACATAACCATTCTTGCATTTTTAATAATAACAATATCATACAACCATAAATTAGTTCCACTTTGCCAAGTATTGTTTTTAATAATTCCTTTTTTTTTATAATAATCTTCGTTTTCTTTATTTAAGAAAGCCCAATTAACAAAAGCATAAATACCATCATCATCTTCAAATTTTTTAAATTGATTACATTGTATTGATGGCAGTATATGATTAGATAAATCTTTATCAGTATTATCTTTATATTTATCAAACTGTTTATATAAATTAATAATATCTTGCATTATGATCTTCCCCATTTAATGTCCTGAACTGTTTGAGATGAAAATTGCATACCAACATCTGTACTAAAGAATCTTTGTTGAGATGTTGTATTTGTTTTTCTACCATTCTTTTTATCAAAGTTTGCCCAATGAGAAGTAACATTTAAAATAACTGCACTTTCTTTTGTTGTTTCTGAAATTTCAAAAGTATCTATCTGACCATCATATAAAAGAAAAGGGTCAGCAATAATAGCATTAGAATCATCTAAAAAACCTCTAAAAATAACTACTGAATCATTAACAACATTTTCATTTAAACAAGTTGATATAAGTGATTGGTCTGCACCTGAAAAACCTAACTTTAATGAAGTTTTAGTAATATCCACTTCTTCTGTAAAATTAGATATACCCATAATAAGACTAGAGGTTGCGTAAGTAACTGATGAACCAGATATAGAAGATGTTAAAGGAAATGAGCAATCAGTAAAATTAAGAGGAGTACCAAAACCAATAGTAATAAGATGTATTGGCCTTAAATCATTTGTTGCTAGTTCGTTCTTTGTTGCTGTCGTTAGGCTTCTCGTCATGTTCCTCAAATGTTCGTCTGTTTATTTTTATTGAATCATTGACAGTATAAGTAGCATTTTTAGATGGGTCTTTATACTTACCTTGATTCAAAGATTGAGCATCAAGATCATCAGCTTCAATTATTTCTTCTGCCAAAAAATCAACACTAATCCAATATTTTACTTTGTATTTCATCTATAAGGTTTCTTCAACATCAAATTCAAATTGATATAGAAATGCACCATCTTTAGCTGTTCCTACTGCACCAAATTCTTGAATATCATTTGTTAAATGTACTGTAAAAGGAACATTATCATAAGTAACTGCTGAATCATCTGCAAGTGCTGTAAGTAAGGGTGGCTCTATTGTAACTGTTGAAGCATTACTAGAAGCCTGAACATCTGCTACGATCATATAAACTTTATTATGTGAGGCAAACTTAATAAAATCTCCAGCTTTAAATGCGTGTGGATTATCGTTATGGTGTGCGTCCATAGCAATCGTTGTATCTCCTACTGCGTGAACACCATTAACTAAAACTGTGTTTGTTTCGTTACCTCTAGCATCTTCTATTTCAGGTGGGATTATTGTAAAGTTTTCTTTGCTTGATCTTTGTTTCATTATAAATGCCATTAACTCTCCATAAACATCTGATCTAGTTCCTGTAACTATTCTAATTGTAAATCCAAATCTTTGGTTATCTATTTGTCTTGCAAGTTTTTTGCCAGATACAGATTTAGATATAATAGTATTTTGAATAGACTTTATTCCTAAAGTTTCAAATTTAGCAGAAGATATTGGAAAAGCACCAGCCATTAGATTATTGCACCTCTCCCTCTTTCATTAACAGATTCATTTATAATTCTTGATATAGTTCCTCGTCTTTCAATTAACAACTGATCTATACCAGCCGCATTAACAGCATTGATTGTAAAATTAACATT